TTTTCTTGGTTCTCCAGGAGAACTGCGGTTACCATTCTCTTGTGTGCATCTTGGATGCCACCGAGACCCTCGTGGTTGAGGATAGGTGCCCACTTCTCCTGCAGGTGTTCAGCATTGAAACCTTGCATTTGAATTTTACCTCTTAAAAGTTTTAGTTTGATTTATGATCTAAAAATCACTTTTTAGCGACTCTGGTCAAAGTTGAGAGATATGACTCCATTAAATCAGACACTTGGACTGATTCTTCAGAGTTTGTGCTCTCAGAAATGTTCTCTGACTTGTCTCTTTGAGTACCAGCAGCTGAAGGGAAATAAGATTCTCTCAGTGCTACCAGTTTCTCACGATACTTCTCTTCACTATCAAACTCAACATTTTCGGCAAGAGAAGCGAGTTTATCCTTCTGCGAAAGTGCCAGACCTTCACAGACCTCGGAGAAGATTACATCAGCAACCGACTCGGCTAATCTTTGTTTGAGAGCAATATTTCTTTCGATTTGCTCGTTGAGTTTATCTTCCATTTCATCTAACTTCTCTACCATAGTAGAGAGAACATCATATTTCTCTTCAGGGATTGATACATAATGATCTTCAAAAAGACTTCTCATTCCGGTGAGGAATGATTCGGTCATTTCAGTCTTGAGTCCTTGCTCAACAGAGAGTTGGTTTTCAGTTACCCACTCTTCTGCAACATACTCAAGATAAGCATCAACTCTATCGGTCAGTTCTTCCTTAATGGTTGCAACTTGCTCCTCAAGAGTTTGCTCATACTGTGCAGTCAGTTCTTCTTGAATTTCTGCAACTTTTGCCTTGATAGCAGTTTCAAAAATGGTGCGTGCTCTCTCTTCAAATTCTTCAGAGAGTTCTTCGCCTTGGAGAAGAGCATTAATGTCTTCTTCGACATCATAGGTCTCTTCTTCGACAACTTCTTCTTCAGTAGTTTCTTCTTCGGTAACTACTTCTTCCTCAGCAGACTCTTCTTCTGCTTCGGCAACTACTTCGCCTTCAACTTCTGCCTCTTCTTCAGCCATCTTTTTCATTGGCTCAGCGGGCTTAGCACCTTTCTTTACAATGTCAGCGACAGTTGCAAGTGAAGGTTCTTTGAGTTTGGCAGAGTTGTCATCTACCTTATAGTTTTCTGGAGTAGGACCGCCAAGATCTTCCCAAGCACCGGTTTGACCAGGAGTTGCAACAGGAGTTGCACTCTTGTGTGGTGCTTCAGCTTTAGCAGCGCCTTTCGTTACTACGTTTTCCATTTCTTGTAAATTGCTACCAACGGACATTTTTGATTAGATATTTTTGTATTAATCTATATTTATTTATAAATTAAAGATTTGAGAGGAACTCATTGAATAAATTCAACTTATGTTCTTCAAGTCTTCTTTGATCAACAAGAGTGTTGATTCTCTTTTGAGTTCTCTCTGCAAGTTGTTCACGAAGAATTCCTCCTTCCCAAACCCACTCTTTTCCTTCCATAATTCCCTGAACAAAAGCATCAGGAGCAGAAGGATCGGCAACGATATCAGCAGCAGTTGCTAACATGAAGTCTTCACCGACAACTTTATGACCCTCATTTGTGGTTCTTAATGAACCAACACCACGAGAAGAAACGCCAAGCATTACACCTTCATCAAGAAGTGAAGATGCAATCTTACCCATTGGGGTATTGAGGATTTGTGCCTTTCCTCTAAAATTACTTCCTTCTTGAACGAGTGAAGTGATTTTGTGAGAAACGCGATCAAGATTTACAGTAGGACCATCGGGGTGACCAAGTTCACCGAGAGCACGACCTTTCTTGACGAAAGTTTCGTTATATCTTCCAACCTCACGGGAAAGAGTTTCCATAGGATACATTCTACCGTTACGGTTTTTGATGTCTCCCTGAAGAAAAACTCCCTCAATGTACAGTTTCTTATTAGCACCTTTTCCTTCGGTGATAATCTGTACGTTTGAAATTTCTTCTGTGATAAGTTTCATTTGTTTATCCAGTAAATCCTACTTGTGCTCCTTTAACTGTTGCCGCACTAGCAAAAACACAATGCGTTGGTGTTTTTTCCAAATACTCAACGGTATTTGCTGGCATCGTGAAAGAACCAACTCCAGTACCGCTTTGTGTCTCCACTACTTCAACGACAGCAACAGATCCTGTATTTACCAAACGTACAACTGTTGCCTGACTAAAACTAGTGGCAGTACCCGTCGTTGTTGGCAGTGCTATTTCAGCACCTTTCAATAATGTCCTTGCCATTATTCTTGTTCCTCTGATGGTTGATCGTCACCGAATAAGGATGCACCAACAGTTGGACGAATAGCATCAATTCTTTGTGCCGATTTAGCATAAAGAACGTCTTTGATTTTATCGCTAATATCCGATGCGGAAGCATCCGATCCTATCAAGTTTACAATTTCTTCCATGAAAAGTGAATATAACTATATTTTTTATTTATATCTCACCGCCTTTTGGTTCTTTTACCTGAGTGATATCTCCTTGTGCTTCCAGGTCTGGTTCCATTGGAACATCACCCATCATTCCCATTTCACCTTCTTGTGGTAATGGTTCTCCTGTTATTGGATCTATAGAATTGGGATCAGGAATAATTCCATCCTTGATTTCCTGTTCAATCTGTTCATCCATCTCAATCATTTCAGCATCAGTCTGACGGAGAACTTTTCTACGAACCCATTCGGTTGAATAATACTTACCAATATAGGGTTCAATAGTTGCCAGAACTCCAAGACGCTCATTAAGCATCTCTGTTTCTTTGAGTTCGGCAAACTGATTATCATACAAGAAATCATATTGGATATGATCAACCAACATTTCCCAATCTTCTGGAGAGACGATGTTCTTAAGAATCAATTGCGTTTTCAACATGTCATTGAACATCTGAGCAAATCTCTTTCTCAAACGTCCAACAAACTTGGCAAACTTGAGTTCATCTCTCAAAATCTCAGAAGAACGACCAAGATTAAATCCACCATCAGCAGCAATTCTGGATTCGGGAACTCCAAGTGCTCTGTAGAGTTTCTTTTGGAAATACTCAATATCGGCAAGTTCTCCAAGATTTTGACCACCAGGAAGTGTGGAGATTTCGGTTCCTCTACCACCCTCTCTTCTTGGGAGCCAAAAATCTTCAAGCATACTCATATGTTTTCTGTCGTCACGAACTTCACCAGTGTTGGCATCATAAACCAACTTGTTACGATAACGCATCATAACATCACGAAGATATTGTTCTGCCTTTACTTTTGGGAGATTACCTACGTCAATATAGAAAATACGACGTTCAGGTGCTCGTGATAATCTGTAAATAACAAGAGAATCCTCAATCATTCTAAGTTGATTGAGTGCCTTGATTGCCTTATGAAGATATGAAAGAACGGATCCTTTATTTCTATCTACAAGTCCAGAGGTTACATATGTGATGGAATCTTTAGCAATTTTAATTGCATTCTTTTGCTGCCCTCCACCCATAGATGGATAATTTGGAGTTGGAGTATATAAAAAATACTCATCAATTTCTGGATTTATAACTTTTTCTTCGGACGCAAGTCTGAGATTTACCAGTCTCTGATCTCCTTCCTTTTTCTTTTCTTGTCTGATATATTTGATCTTCATGGGATCAATATATCTCAGTTCTTTAATCCCTTCCTGTGGTTTTTTGGTATCAATTACTTTGAGATAATAAAGTCTTCCATCAACATACCAATTTCTAAAAATTTCATGAGACTTTCTATCAAAGTCAAGTATTTCTTTGATTCTCTTAAACTCTTCTCTAATTGCTTTCTTTAACTTATCGGTTGCATTCAGATTAGATAGTTCAATTTCGATTGGCGAATCATAAAGATCACTAACGATTGCCTCATTAACAACATCTTCAATGGCACCATCACATTCTGGGTGAAGTGCCATCTCACGATATCGTTTGATTAGATCATACTCAGTTCTATATACACCTTCAATATCTACATATTGACCATAAAATCCACTAGAAATATAATGATCAACCCCGTCCTCATTTGTTTGAGGAACGGGGGACACTATAGAAGCGGATTTTTTATCTTTATCCTCAATTGAAAAACCAAAAAGTTTTGCCATTATAATCTTGACTAGACTGTTATTCTACTATTTAGTTAATGTCTTCGCCACCAGCATTAGGAGATGTTCCTCTCGATGCTTCCCACCACTGAACCTGAAGTTCTACAGTGAACTCTTCAATGGTGTCGGTTGTCTCATAACTCAGGTCAATAGTAGAAATATTGGTTGGGAACACATCATAGAAATGATATGATCTCAGGATTCCTCCATCACGCGCAAGTTGATAGACATAAGCATCTGCCTGATATGCTTCTGGATCAGTCAGTCCAGTACCATCATTCATCTTATTGATTGTGTTCATCCACTTCTCGAATGCCGAGCGAATGGAGAAATCAACATCGTTGATGACAGTGATTGTCCAGGTTTCGAATGTTCTGTCACCAGCGATCTTAAGAATACGACCTCTGAATGGAACATCGATTGGAGCAACTGTTGATGCTGGCAGTGCCGCTGCCTTTACAAGGAATCTTGCTTTTTGGAGAGTGTCATTATCGACACCAACGGCACCAGGGAATGCTAACTCAACTTCAAATAGATTGGGTCTTGCACCACCACCAGTTAACTTACTCTTGAAATCGGTGATTTTTCTGAGTGGAATGTTGTTTACTTGTTGACGGGTTGCCATAGTTCTTTAAACCTCTAATTTAATTAAACGTTACCAATTACTTCTTCAAAAGCAACACCAGTTCTGGTGGCAACAAATGTAAGACCGATGAAGTTAATCGACCTTGC